CGGAACGCCATTCCACTTGGAAGGTGTCGCTACTAACTGGGCAAACTGTAAATACTCAGCACGATATGATGGGACAGTGAGCGGTAAGTTATGAAGATTGCTTTAATTACAGATCAACATCTTGATGCCCGCAAGGGCAATCTTGCTTTTTGGGAATACTTTCAGAAGTTTTATGATGATATATTCTTTCCTACTCTAGAAAGGGAAGGAGTAAAGGTTGTCTTTGATCTTGGCGATACCTTTGATAATAGAAAGACAATTGATTTTAATAACTTTAATCGCATCAATGAAAATTATTTCAAGCGATTGAAACCTTATGAAGTTCATATGATTCTTGGTAATCACTGCACGTATTACAAGAACACAAACAAGATCAACTCACCTGAACTTCTTCTAGAGCAGTACAAGAACATCAACATCTATGCTCAACCAGAGCAAATCAAGATGGGTAGTAAAACATTTTTGATGTTACCTTGGATCAATAAAGAAAATCAAGAAGATGTTTTGAAACTGTTGGAAACAAGTGATGCAGATATTTGTTGTGGTCACTTAGAACTTTCGGGATTTGAGATGACTCCTGGTCTTGTTATGGATCATGGTATGGATAGAAATCTATTCCACAGATTCAGGCGTGTATGGTCTGGTCATTATCACCATAAATCAAAACACGGTAACATTCAGTATCTTGGTAACCCCTATCAGATCTACTGGAACGATTACAAAGATAAACGTGGTTTCCACATTTATGATACAGAGACTGATAAACTCAAATGGTATAAGAATCCATATGAGATCTTCCACAAAATTATCTACAATGATAATGAGGTTGATTACGATTCTGTAGATGTAACTCCTTACAAAAATTCCTTCATTAAAATTGTAGTACAGGAGAAGAGAAAGTATTCTGAGTTTGATTCTTTTGTTGATAGATTGTATAGAGAAGGTGTTCATGATATCAAAATCATGGAGACTTTAGTTGATACAGAAATAGATCAAGATGCAAATATTGATGTGAAGGATACTCTAACTTTGCTCAATGAATACATCGATGAAGTTGACGTAGCAGTAGATAAATCAGAATTGAAGAAATTAATGCAAACCCTATACATAGAATCATGTGAGGTAACATGACTAATGTATATTCTTACTATAACTGGTAAACCTGAGTCCGTTTTTTCTTTAACAAATATACAGGACAATCAGGTTGTTCCTATGTTTGAGCAAGAAGAAGATGCTGAGCGCTACGTATATTTGATAGATGAATTGGAAGATCCTATGGCTCCTGAATTGGATGTTGTAGAGATAGACGGAGATGCTATAATTACTGCATGTGAGTCACAAGGACATGCTTATGTTGTGTTCTCTAAAGACGATTTGATAATCCCACCTCGTGTTATATGATTACGTTTAAAAAAGTTCGTTGGAAAAATTTCTTGAGCACGGGTAATACCTTCTCAGAAGTGAACTTAACTAATGCAAAAACAAATCTAATTGTTGGAACCAACGGAGCAGGTAAGAGCACTATCTTGGATGCCCTTACTTTTTCTTTGTTTGGGAAACCTTTCAGGAAGATCAGTAAAGGATCTCTGGTCAATAGTATCAATGAAAAAGATACTGTTGTTGAGATTGAGTTTTCTATTGGTCGGAATGAATATCATGTGTTGCGTGGTATCAAACCTAACAAATTTGATATCACTGTAAACGGACAGTTGTGGAATCAAGAATCTTCTGTTGCAGATCAACAAAAGAATTTTGAACAGAATGTTTTGAAGATGAACTTTAAATCATTTACTCAAGTTGTTATCTTGGGTGCTTCTACATTTGTTCCTTTTATGCGAATGCCTTTGGGACAACGAAGAGAGATCATTGAAGACATTCTAGACATTCAGATTTTCTCTGCGATGAATGATAATCTGAAAGGTAAAGTCAAGATCAACATCGAAGAGCTTAGAGAAACTGATTACTCGTTAGAGGTAGTCAAGAATAAGATTGCTCTTCAAAAGGAACATATGATGAACTTGGAAAAGAGAGATAAGGAAGAAATTGATAGAAAGAAACTAAAGATTGTTACCTACCAACAAAGAGAAACAGATAACAGCACAATTATTGCGAACTTAACACAACAAATCGAAAGTCTTAATAAAGATATGCAGGACTATCAACAGTCCAGTCAAAATCTTAGTAAGTTGAACACATACCTGATTAAGTTAACACATAAGTTGAACACATGTAAGAAAGAACATGAGTTCTTTGAGGACAATCATGTTTGTCCTGTGTGTACACAAGAACTAGCGGATGACTTTAGACAAGAAAAGATTGTTGCTGGTAAAAATAAAGTTAGTGAGATGACCATTGGGTGGAATGATCTCAACACTGCAATTGAAGAAGAACAAAATAAATTTACGAAGTTTACTGAACTATCTACCGAAGTTAACGAACTGAATACTAAAGTAAATCAAATTAACTACGAGATTACTTCTATCAGAAAAACGATTAATGATATCAATATAGAGATTGATGATCTAAGTAAAAACAATGATGATGCGAAAGCAGAGTATTCAAAATTAAAGTCTCTTGTAGAAGAAAAGAAAGACCTATCAGTTCAAGTAGAAGAGTGTAGAAAAGATAAGGATACATTAAGTGTTGCATCAAAGTTGTTGAAAGACAGTGGTATCAAGACTAGGATTATCAAGACTTATCTTCCTACAATGAATAAGATGATCAGTCACTATCTTCAGAGCATGGAGTTTTATGTAAACTTTACTCTCGATGAGAACTTTGAAGAGACTATCAAATCTAGATACCGTGATGTTTTTTCCTATGAAAGTTTTAGTGAAGGAGAGAAAGCTCGTATTGATATCGCTCTGTTGCTTACTTGGCGTTCTATCGCTAAGCTTAAGAATTCTGTGGATACTAACCTATTGATTCTTGACGAGATTTTTGATGGATCACTTGACCAATCGGGTAGTTCTGAGTTAGGTTGGATCCTAAGAAACTTTGATGATCGAACTAACATATTCGTGATCTCCCATAAGGAGTCTATGAACGATAAGTTTGAGAGAACAATCATTGTAGAGAAACCAAAGAACTACAGCACTCTCCATGAATATTGATTTTACTCCATTCTTCTCATCTGGTTATGTACATACAGAACTATCACCAGAGACAAGAAAAGAAATTGATGACTTAATCTGGACAGCAGATAGACAGAAGAAGATGAGACTTTCTGGTGTGCAGACAGATAACTGGATGCTACCAAACGCAATAGATCTTCTTTCTCCTATAGTTACAGAACTGGTAGACTCTTATAAAATTACACATAAAGAGTTGACTGATGAATATGAACAAGAAGTTCAAAAATCAATTAGACCTAGATATGATTTTGATTCATATACTGTAGATGTTCCCTGGGTTAATATTACTGAGAAGTACATGTACAATCCACCACACAATCACCAGGGTGTTTATAGTTGGGTTCTCTTCCATGATATTCCTTATTCGTTAGAAGAAGAACGGAAAGATTATAGGGTTGCAATGTCGAATCAACCATACCCAGGATGTTTTTACTTTGTGCATCCTACACATTCTGGACATACATACATTCAGAATATTGAAATTGATTATCGGTCTAATGGACATATGATATTATTCCCAGCAAGGATCTATCACGGAGTGCATCCATATTATTCGACTGATAAAACTAGAATTAGTTTAGCAGGCAATGTGACGCTTTAGAAACTGGTCCGACTGGGGTTCACCTAGTCGGATCTTTGTGTATCATAGATGCATAACAAAAAACACCGCATGTATACTCAAGAAATCAAAGGCAATCTTGCTCGTCTCCTTGCTACAGAGAACTTGATCGTAGAGCATCGCAAAACCCCTACAGCATCGTTTGATGTTGACCGTCGCGTGCTTACTCTTCCTTTGTGGAATCACGCTTCTGGTACTGTATACGATATGCTGGTGGGTCATGAGGTGGGTCATGCCCTCTTTACTCCTAATGAAGATTGGAGAGATGTTGCTGATTGTCCTAAGGATTATGTGAACGTCATTGAGGATGCTCGCATTGAGAAACTAATGAAGCGCAAGTTTCCTGGTCTTCGCAAGTCTTTTAATGGTGGTTACAAGGAACTGAACGATAAAGATTTCTTTGCTATTGTTGATCAAGACATCAGTAAGTTCAGTTTGATTGACCGTATCAATTTGCATTTTAAAATTGGTGCTAGCGCAATGATTCCCTTCTCTATTGAAGAGAAAGTATTTGTTGCTCGCACTGATATTGCAGAAACTTTTGAGGAAGTTCTGCAGATTGCTGCTGATGTACATCAGTTCAGCAACAAAGTTGAAACTCCTATGACTCATGAAGAGATGCTTGAGGAGGCAGCGAAACGTGAAGGTGAAAATACTGATGACGAACAAACTGAGCAGCAATCACAGCAGCAAAATAATGGTGAGCAGGGTGAAGACATGCCTAAGCCACAATCATTTAATTCTCCTAGTCAGCAAGAAGGAGAGGTAGAGGAAGAAGAAGATACTGATGATATCGACAACATGAGTGGGGGAGGTAATACTTCAAAAACTCAACGTGCTTTTGATGAAGCAACTGAAGATTTGTCTTCACGTCATCATGGTAGAAATCCTATATATGTTGAGATTCCTAACGAAATTGATCTAGATAATCATATTGTTGATTGGACTGTACTTCATAACTGGATTGATACCCAGGCACAAGAATCTGAGAAGTATGAGTTTGTTGATAGTCAATACCATGAGTTTCGTAAGCAATCTCTGAAAGAGGTTAACTATCTTGTTAAAGAATTTGAATGCCGTAAGTCTGCTGACGCTTACGCTCGTGCTAGTCAATCTAAGACTGGTGTTCTTGATACTACAAAGTTACACACTTATCGTTATAACGAGGACCTCTTTAAAAAAGTAACTGTTATTCCTGATGGTAAGAATCATGGTTTGCTTTTTCTGCTTGACTGGTCTGGTTCTATGGCGAACGAGATCCTTGCAACTGTTAAGCAAGTTTTGAACTTGACTGCATTCTGTAAGAAAGTTCAGATCCCGTTTGAAGTTTATGCATTCACTAATGAGTGGTACGCTGCTAAGCGAGCAATGACTGAAAACCCTGGTCCTGATATGTCTTATGAGCGTACTGGTATTGAAAAGAATGTTGTGCATATTGACCCAACTCATTTTCATCTGATGAACTTTGTTTCTTCTCGCTCTAATGCTCGTCAGTATGAGCGTCAGTGCAGGAATCTTTTCCGTGAAGCAGCTGTCTTCCGATATCATGTTGGATACCACTCTACCTTTGGAGTTGGATTGTCTGGAACTCCTTTGAATGAAGCGGTTGTGATGCTTAACTATATTATCCCTGAGTTCAAAAAACAGAACGACTTGCAGAAAGTAAATGTCTGTGTTCTATCTGACGGGGAAGGACAAGCTGTTGCATATGGTCATGAGATTTATCTTGATCATAAAGAAGAGTATAAAGTTTCAGCACGTCGTATTGATTGGTATCAAATTCTTCGTGATCGTCAGACTGGTCGTATCTACAATGCATTTGATTATGATAACGTAACTAACATCTTCATTCAGCAAGTGCGTGATCGTAACCCTGGTGTAAATGTTATTGGTTTCCGTGTTCTTGCTGGTAATCAACTGCAGAATTTTGTCGGTCGTTATGCATCCTTTGAAGGATACTCTCAGGTTCAGAAGCAATGGAGGAAGGAAAAGTCTGCAGTTATTCCTACACCTAAAGCATACAATGCTCTATACGCTATCTCTAATAACTCTTTGAGTGAAGAGACTGAATTTAAAGTTGAGTCTGGTGCTAAGAAGGGAGAGATCTCTCGTGCATTTAAGAAGATGCTTGGTAATAAGTCTACGAACAAGAAACTACTCAGTTCGTTTATTGAGTATGTCGCTTGACGAACTGTCCACATGGGGTCGCTAGCGATCCCTCTGCCCCTTATACTATATTCATACACAACACAGACACATGCCTTTCGCTCCCGTTCCCGTTTCTACTGACGATCTCGTTTCTTACCTTGCCGACAACTTCGGTACTGAGGTAAATACGAAGCAACTCTTTGAAGCATCTGAGAACTTCAACTGCTCTCTCGCTACTGTTAAGAAACGTCTTGCTAATTACAAGCAAGGTATTGGAAAGTGGAATTTGACTGTGCAAGAACGTCTTGAGCAAAACCTTGCCGCTCCTGCTGCAATGCCTGCTATTGAGCAAAATCTTATTCCATCTAAAGATCCTAATTATGTTCCCTTCGGAAACTTCAGCGACATCAAGAAGATTCTTCAATCTCGTATCTTCTATCCTACTTTTATCACTGGTCTTTCAGGAAACGGTAAGACTTTCAGTGTAGAGCAGGCATGTGCTTCTCTAAATAGGGAACTCATTCGTGTGAACATCACCATTGAAACTGACGAGGATGATCTTATTGGTGGGTTCCGTCTTGTTAATGGCGAAACTGTTTGGCATAACGGACCTGTCGTCGAAGCTTTGGAGAGGGGAGCTGTACTTCTTCTAGATGAAGTTGACCTTGCTTCTAACAAAATCTTGTGTCTCCAATCTATCCTTGAAGGTAAGGGTGTGTTTCTGAAGAAGACTGGTCGCTATGTTCAACCTGCTGCTGGTTTCAATGTTATGGCTACTGCTAATACTAAAGGTAAAGGCAGTGATGACGGTCGCTTCATCGGCACTAATGTTCTCAACGAAGCATTCCTTGAGCGTTTTGCATTGACCTTTGAGCAGGAGTATCCTACACCTGCTACCGAAAGCAAGATCTTGTTACGTATTGCTGCTTCTGTCGGCAAGCATGATGAGGAGTTCTGTAATAATCTTGCTAACTGGGCAGACATCATCCGTCGCACTTTCAAGGATGGTGGTGTTGATGAAGTAATCTCTACTCGCCGTCTTGTACACATCATGAGAGCATATGCTATCTGGGATGATCGCATGAAAGCAATCAAAGTTTGCGTCAATCGTTTTGATGATGAGACTAAGCAGTCATTCATCGAACTCTATGATAAGATTGACGCTGGTGTAGAAATGAACGAAGAGGAATCTGAAGATGTATAAACACATTCAGAACATGATGGGTAGGATTGTAGCACTGCGAGGCACCCAAGCCCGCACTGCTAAAATCCTTGGTAGCGAAGGTATGGAAATTTACGTCCAATCAATTGACGGAAACGTTTTTAAGTGCTACCATGACAATATTGAATATATCTATGAACGCTAAATGGCATTCAAATACAATGAAGAAGCTCTATTGAAAGAGCTAGGTGATTACATTTCTGGTACTTATGGACAACACTACTCCGCTGGTAACGACAGCATTCAAACGTTAGATCTAATTGAAGCATGTGGAGATGCTGAGGCATTCTGCCGTAGCAACATCCTTAAGTATGCTTCACGCTATGATCGTAAGGGCACTGCCCGTCGTGATATCATTAAGATCCTTCATTATGCATTGCTGTTGCTACACTTTTCTGATAAAACTAAAGTTACTGAGGAGTACCCTAACCGATGACCATGACCCCTATTGCTATGAAAACACTTACTATTTCTGAGGAGGCTTACCAGATTCTGGTAAACTTCTCAACCATTAATTCTTCAATTGTTTTCAAGAAGGGGAATCTCATTCGCACAATTGCTAACGCAGAAAATATTCTTGGTGAGTATGTACTCGATGAATACATTCCTCAAGATTTTGCTATCTATGATCTTTCTGAGTTCATTTCTGCTATCGGTATTTGTGCGCGAGATAATTCTCTTCCGACATTGCACTTTGATAACGATGACTATGTGACTATCAAGGGTGGTAATCTTTCTATCAGGTATTACTTCAGTGATCCTCAGATTACTTTGAAGGTTGCACCTGAGAAGGAAGTGAAGTTCCCTGGATCAAATATTTCATTTACTATCAATCAAAGTGATCTAAAGAACTTGCGTGATGCTCTCGCCAAGTTCAACCTTCCCGAAGTTCTATTCAGATCTCGTGATGGTAAAGTTACTGTACATGGTGTTGATACTGAGAATGCAACTAGTAATACATTCTGGATGGATTTCCCTGGTGGAGAATCTACGGGAGATTTTGATTTGACTCTAAACACTGAGAACTTGCGTGTTGCGAGAAACTATGACTATCATGTTAAAGTTTCTGAGCAATTACTTAGTGAGTGGACAGTTATTGGA